TGTCTTGTACGTTTGCAGAATATGGGTCGATGTATACACGATACTTACCTTGAAGTACACCAGCAAATGTATTGCCTGTGTCATCAACATTAAGGTTAGCATTAAGTGCAGGGGTGTAATCCAGAACACCTGCCATTGTTAGCGCAGAAGCAACGTCAGCAGAGCAAAGGATCATGTTACCCTTTCCACGACGAGTTTGCTGGGCGATAGCGTTAGCATCTCTTTCGATCTGGAATAGAAGTCCCTTGAACTTCTCAACTGACCATCTTCCGTTTGAGTCAACGTCTAAGTCAAATATACCACCAGTAGCAGTGTTTGACTGAGCACCTGGTTTAGCAATCTTGTAGATAGTTCTGATAACTTCACGGTTGATTTCAGCAAGGATCTCTGTTGAGAGAATGTTTGCCAATTCCGCTTCAGCATTCAGACCATGAATTGCCTTAAGGTCTTGAGCCAGTTCTAAACTGTACTCTGCCTTTAGCGCACGAGACTTAGCAGTAACCGTAACCTTCTCGATGGAGAATGCCATCTGGTTGAAGTGATTACCAGTACCGTCTCCGAGTGCTTCAGAGTCTCCTGTGTGCATACCTTGACCAGTTGCATACTCATTCTGAGCAGCACCAGCAGAGTTAAGAAGACCTGGGTTCTTAGCAGTGTCGTCTCCAGTGATGTTTGTACTAGATGTAGTACCAAAACCAACTGCAACTCCGTCAGAAGTTTCACCAGTGTAAAGACCCTGAGTTAGGTTGTCTCCACTGTCCTGACCAGAGAAGCTGGAATCAACTTCATCGTAGAAGGTCTCTGTTCCTGTCTGATTGTCATAACGGGAACGCATTGCGAAGATAAGTCCAGTAGGACCATTCATCGGTTGAACACCTGCTAGGTCATAAGCGACCAAGTTAGGCATAGCACGACGAATTAGGCTGATTAGAACGGGGTCAAAACCAGCTGTTGGTGTGTCGCCATTTGAAGCACCAGCGGCACTACCACCGAATCCACCAGATGCACCTGCGGCATTACCGAGGTTAGTTGGGGCTTCGTGAAGGAACTGACGTTCCTCATTTTGAAATTTTTCTTGGTTCTCCAGAAGAACTGCGGTAACCATTCTACGATGTGGATCTGAAATCTTATCGAGACCTTCGTAATCTAGAAGGGGTGACCACTTCTCCTGCAGTTGTTCAGCATTGAACATTTGCATTTGAATTTACCTCTTTAAAAAAAGTGTTTATGGGTTTAAATTTAATAAAAAATTACTTTTTGATAACTCTTTGCATAGTACTCAGATAATTCGCCATGCTTCCTGATACATCATTGGCAGGTGAACTTTCTTCTGAGATATTCTCAGAGTTGTCTCTTTGAGCACTAGCTGCTACTTTACTAGGGAAATAAGATTCTCTAAGTGTAACTAGTTTCTCACGGTAATCGCTTTCACTTTCAAACTCAACACTTTCGGCAAGTGATGCTAGCTTTTCTTTCTGAGTGACTGCTAGTCCATCAGAAACTTCACTTAGAATTCCATCAGATGTAGATTCTGCTAGTCTCTTGTTCAGTGCAACATTTCTTTCGATCTGCTCATTGAGTTTTGATTCCATGTCATCAAGTTTATTTACCATGCTCTCAAGGACATCATATTTGTCTTCAGGGATTGATACATAATGTTCTTCAAAAAGACCTTTTAGACCAGTCATAAAGGACTCAGACAATTCTGCCTTAATACCTTGATCGACTGCTAATTTGTTCTCTTGCATCCACTCATCAGCAACGTACTCTAGGTAAGAATCAACTCTTTCGGTGATTTCACCGTGAAGTTCTGCAGTTTCTTCCTTGATTGCTTTGATGTGGTCTGCTTCCAATTCTTCTTTGACTGCTGCAACTTTAGAATTAATTGCTGCTTCAAAGATAGTTTTTGCTTTCGCTTGGAATTCTTCTGAAAGTTCTTCTCCAGCAAGAAGTGCATTAACATCTTCTTCGACGCTAATTTCTTCTTTTGCTTCGGATTCGGCAACAACTTCCTCTTCAGGAGTTTCGATTGCTTCCTTAACTTTCTTACGGAGTTCAGAAGGAGTTTCTTCAACCTTCTCTTCTACAACTTCGTTTTCGTTTGCTTCAGATTCAGCAACTACTTCTTCAGTAGAAACTTCTTCTTCTGCAACTACGTCGCCTACAGGCTCGGATTCTTCTTTTTTAAGTTTCCCTGCTGTTTGATCTCCAGGTTTTGCACCTTTGTTGACTACGTTCTTCACTTGTGACAATGAAGCACCAGGTGTCTTTAACTTAGCCGACTCGTCGTCGGTCTTGTAGTTATCTGGAGTAGGTCCGCCTAAGTCCTCCCAAGTACCGTCGTTGCCAGGTGTTGAAACTCCAGCGGCATTGCTCCCTGCTTTAGGGATTGCTTTGTCGCCGCCAGCGGCACCTGCAGTTACGGCATTGGATTCCTTAACGTCTACTTCCATTTCTTGTAATTTTTTTCCACGGGACATTTGAATCTCTCCGATTACCTTTAGTAATTGACTATATTTATTTATAAATTAAAGATTTGAAAGAAAGTCGTTGAATAGACTCAACTTGTGCTCTTCCAAACGTTTTTGACTCACTAACGTATTAATACGCTTTTTTGTCTGGGACGCTATTTGTTCACGAAGGTGACCACCTTCCCAAATCCATTCCTTCCCTTCCATAATTCCCTGAACAAAAGCATCAGGTGCAGATGGATCTGCAACTATATCAGCAGCAGTTGCTAACATAAAATCTTCACCAACAACTTTTGCTCCAGTATGATCTTCTCTAAGTGATCCAATACCACGAGAAGAAACTCCAAGCGTCACACCTTCACTTATAAGTGATGATGCAATCTTACCCATTGGTGTATTAAGTATCTGTGCTCTACCTTTAAAATTAGTTCCTTCTTGAACTAAAGAAGTAATCTTATGTGAAACACGATCAAGATTTACTGTAGGACCATCTGGGTGTCCTAATTCCCCTAAAGCACGACCTTTATTAACAAACGCTTCACTATATCTACCAACCTCTTTAGCCAGAGTCTGTACTGGGTACATTCTACCATTACGGTTCTTTATACCACCTTGAAGAAATACACCTTCGATGTACATCTTTTTATTGGCACCTTTGCCTTCAGTGATAAACTCAACTTGTGAGACTTCTTCCGTGATTAGTTTCATTTTTCTTAATTTGCGTATCCTACAGATGAACCTAAGACAGCAGCGTTTGCTGCAAAAATTGCCTCAGTTGATTTTTTCTCAACAAATTCAACAGTGTTACCTGGCATTGTAAAAGTTCCAATTGTTGTAGATCCTCCAACAGAATCAATAACAGATACTAATCTTGCAGTACTACCATTATTGCATAGACGTACTACAGTCGCACTTCCAAATGTGGAAGAACCTGCAGCATCAGTACCACATGCTGCCTGACTACCCGTTACTAAAGTTCTAGTCATTAGACTCCTCTTCTTGATCTACTTCATTAGTTGCTTCAGGTTCACTTTCAGTTTCTTGATCGGCAAATAGATTCGAAGAAACATCTGGCTTGATATCATCTACTCTCTTTGCACTTTTTGCAAAAAGAACATCTTTTATCTTGTCACTAATATCGTTAGCACTCGCTCCTTTGTCAAGAAGCGCATTGATTACATCATCCATTATGTTAAAAAATAACTAAAAAGTATTTATATCTCTCCGCCTTTTGGCATCTTTACTTGTGTTGCCTGTGCGTCACTAGTTACATCTGAACCATTGACTGGAGCTCCCATCATACTTTGTCCAGCAAGTGGATCAAGTGGCAATCCAGTTTCTGGATCCATCATAGATGCTGGATCAGGTAATACACCATCTTCAATTTCCTTATCAATCTGTTCATCCATCTCCTGCATTTCATCTTCAGTCTGCTTAAGAACCTTTTGTCTAGCCCATTGAGCAGAGAAATACCTACCCATATATGGTTCCATTGCAGCAAGAACACCCAATTGTTCTTGTAATAGTTCATTCTCTTTTAAATCTGAGAAGTGATTATCATAAAGATAATCAAATTGAATATGTTCTTCTAAATGATCCCAATCGTCTGGAGTAACAATATTCTTAAGAATCAATTGAGTCTTCAACATA